GTGACTGTTCTGTTCGACTCATAACCGTAAATTCCCCGTTTACGGTCTAGTCATAGAAACGGGCACGCCCTATCCTACGACCACGACCGATGTGCATGTGCTGTATGTCGTCGTAGCCGGACTGGGGGATTCTTTGGTGAGAGGCCCCAGTCCGGCACCTTTTCTTATGCTGCGTGAAGCGACTGAATATCTTCTGGTAAACAGAACACATCTGGCCTTAACCGAATTCGGTCTATGCCCGTTAACAATTCAACGCGAAGTACAAGCTCCGCAGGTACCTCGCCTTTCTTGAGCCAGTACGACACAAGCTGCTGAGACACTGGCTTTCCAGGCGCTGAGATGAGTCGAGCGAAAGCCGACTGTCCTCCAGCCTTCTCAATAGCTTCAGCAAAGGCATTTCGCATGGATTCAGAATTGCTCATAGCAGCCTCTTTACGTCGTGACACACGGAATTTACGTGTTTTTTTGTTGGACCTCAACGTGTTTTTACGTTTGATAAGCTACAAATTTATTTGTAGCCTCTGCTAATGATCGATCTCAATACATACCCAAGCCCTGTAGCCAAGATGTTCAAGGCCCGACGCCTTGAGCTGGGCATGACCCAGGACGAACTGGCAACCAAAGTCAGCCGCCTGCTACCAGATGGCGAGCGCCTTTCTCAGCAGTCATATGCGGCTTTTGAGCGTGGAAAATCACAGACGTCCAAGTACTCGATACAAATTGCACGGGTGCTTGGCATAGAACTGGATCGACTTACCAGCCGGGATGCCCCCCATCACCAACCTTTAGAATTCTCTGAAAAGGCGCTTGAAAACCGCGCCCTGCTTCTTGGCCCGATTGATGTCTGGGATGACGACACGCCGTTAGATGACGATGAGGTAGAGGTGCCTTTGCTAAAGGAAGTAGAGCTTTCGGCAGGGTCTGGAAGAGTTTCAATTCAGGCACACAGCAAAGCTAAATTGCGATTTGGAAGCATCACACTTCGAAAAATGGGCGTCCAACCCGAAAACGCAGTGTGTGTCTCCATTTACGGAAATAGCATGGAGCCTGTACTACCTCACGGAAGCACTGCGGGAGTCGACAGGGGTAAAACGTCTATAAAAGATGGAGACATATACGCTCTCGACCATAACGGCCATCTGCGAGTGAAGCTTTTATATCGCCTCCCCTCTGGCGGTATACGGCTCAGAAGCTTCAATAGAGATGAGCACCCCGACGAGGAATACACCCCAGAGCAGATTCAGCTCCAAGACATCAATATCCTAGGTCGTGTCTTCTGGTACTCAGTTCTTCGATAGTGACTCTTACAAAAAAAAACCCGCCGCGAGCGGGTTTTTTTGTGGGCCACAAAAAACAAAACAAAAAATACTGTTGTTAAATACGTGTTTTCTTGTAATCTTGGTTTGCACCTCTCACCAAGGATTACAGCTATGCAAACCACACAGCACAGCAACACCCGCTGCCCGGTTTACCTTCACCCGGCGGCGGCAACCAGCCCCGGCGCCGTAGAACGCATCCAGCGAAGCACTGGCCTTCTGGTCATCGTCAACCTGGGTCGCGCCACTATTGCGCGCGCCCCTGCAGTGGTTGCCAGCGATGACCAGGGGCCATGGGGAGGCGACGCAGCATGAAGCCTCTTCTGATTGGCCTCACTGGCCGTGCCCGCTCCGGCAAGTCGACCGCAGCCGAGCACCTGGTTGGCACTTACCTGCTGGAGCACTACGCATTCGCTGATCCGCTCCGCGATGGCCTGATGGCGATCTTCAACCTCGACCCTACCGACTTCGAAGGCGACCGCAAGGAGCAGCCACTGCCCTGGCTGGAGCGTTCGCCGCGTCAACTGATGCAGTCGATGGGTACCGAGTGGGCACGCAATACCGTGCACCCAGATGTCTGGGTGAAGCTCGCCGAACAGAACCTCGATTACATGACGAAGGCTCTCGGGGCGGTACTCGGCTTCGTTGTCAGCGACGTGCGCTTTGAGAACGAAGCTGACCTCATCAGGCGCCGCGGCGGCACGATCGTTCACATAAGCCGGGCCGACGCCCAGGCCGTGAATCCCCACGTCAGCGAAGCCGGTGTCGCGGGCACCAAGGATGACCTGTTGATGTTCAACAACGGCACTATCGAGGAGTTCTTGCGTTCGCTTGATGAGGTATTCCTCATGATTCGGGAACGGCAGCAACAACCAAAACAGCTGTCTGCCTGAGGTCGCTGCCATGAACCGCACCCTGGATCAAACAGCTGCTTTGCTCGGGCTCAAGCCCCGCGCCTTCCGCACCAGGTTGCGGGAACTCGGCGTGATTAATTCATCCGGCGACCTGGCCGCAGCGCACCGCGAGCGCGGCTTCCTGTTCTCCGACCCACGTAGCCGCTGGAATCCAACACTCAGCAACTACACCCACTACTCCGTGGTGATGGTCAAGGAAGCGGGTGTTGAGTGGATCGCCAAGAAGCTGGACATCACCATCACCAAGAAGGACGCAGCAGCATGAAGACGCCGAACGCCATCAACTCCGCTGTAGGCGCTCTGAAATTGGTGCCGATGTACCTCAACCACCCGACGGTGATCAGCCGCGCCACGCTGATTGGCGCCTCAGCCGAAGCTGTCGCATTGCTGGAGTCATTGCCCTGCGTGTCGGTCGAGTTGGCCGAAGTGTTCCGCTGCGTTGACGCAGTGATAGCAGAAGGTCAGGTCGCTTACGTGACGCCGGTCAAGTGCCCGGAATACCCATACGGCGCCGTCGTCGCAGACGCCCTGGGCAACGTCCTGGCAGCGGCCAAGGGCAAAAGCAAAGAAGGCCTCGCCGAATTAATCCGCCTCAAGCTGGTGCCTCAAAAGGAGGGGCATGGGGAGGAACGCGCGTGACCACAACCCTGGAACAACTCCGGCGCCAGTTCGCCACACCGTGCCCAACCTTGACCGCCGTGCGCGAACAATACTTCACGCACATCCGCACCGACCGCTACCTGCTGAGCGAAATCAAGGCCGGTCGGATTGCGCTGGTGGTCAAGCGGCTGCACTGCTCGGCCCGAGCCAAGCCAGTCGTTTACCTGCACGACCTGGCCGACTACCTCGACGCCCAAGCGACGAAGCAAGCGGCCTAATCCAAACGGTAGCCCCTGCCGACCAGGGGCAAACAGCAACTCAACGAGGCACAGCACATGAAAGCTACCAACACCTCCGAGTTTATCGCCGAACTCAACGCTGGCGTCTTCGCCAGCCAAATCGGGCACGCCCTCTCGGAAGTCGCAGCCGGTGTCGTCGACAACAAGAAGGTCGACACCGTCACGCTCACATTCACCATGAAGCAGATCGCCGACAGCCACCAGGTGACCGTCAACCACAAGCTCGCCTACAAAGTGCCGACCAAGCGCGGCAGCCGCAGCGAAGACACCACCCTCGACACACCGATGCATGTTGGCTCAGGCGGCCGCCTCACGCTGTTCCCTGAAACACCTCACGCGGACCAGATGTTTAGCCGCGACGAGGCCCCGATTCACGCCAAGTCTTAACGCCTCACCATTCCATACCTCTCACCAAAAACAGGAAAACGATCCAATGGAAGCCAAAGCGATTCAGATGATCCAAGACACCGCCCTGCTGGCCCACGCAAAGGCGCTGGACACATTCACGCCAGTGTTGGCCCTGCCGTCCGACGTCAAGCTGCATAGCATCGAGAAGTACCAGTCACACCGCAGCCGTTTCCGGGGCGCCCTGAACACTCATTCACTTAAAGACTTCGCCGACTACGTAGTCGCTGCCAAAGGCCCAGCTGCTGTGGGCTTTGTCGATGGTGACGCAATGGCCTGCACGGTGTACTTCAACCTCGGTGACGCTGAAAACCCTGGACACGGTGACTACAACGCAACACTGGGCCTGAAAAAGACTGCTGCATTCCTTGCACTTGAACATGCTGCACAACGCCAGCACGCCCAGAAGGATCTCAGCGATTGGATCGAGGACTGGGCACCGAACCTGAAAGCCCTAGACGCTGACGACAAAGAGATTGACCTGCGCAAGGCAGCCGGAGCGATCCGCTCCATCAGCATTGAGCAAGCGCGCAAGAGCGAACACGTAGTCGGCGACATGAGCGCTTCCCGCTCGGCGATGGACCAGATCGAAGCCAAATCGGCCGAAGGTCTGCCGGCTGAATTCTTGTTCACCGTAGCCCCTTACGAAGGACTGATCGCACGCACCATCCGCTTGCGCGTAGCAGTACTGACTGGCGGCGATAAGCCCGCACTTCGCCTGCGCTGGATTGGCGAAGCACAGCTGCGCGAAGACCTGGCGCAAGAGTTCAAACAAGTTGTTCAGAAAGAAGTCGGCGGCTCGGCAACCTTGACCATCGGCACCTTCAACCTGGGTTAACCACCTGCACCCCCCCGCCGCCGTCCTCTCACCAAAACTGTCCGGCGGCGGGCTTTAACGAGGCATACAGCACATGCAAACCGAAACCACCATCATCGTTATTGGCTTGTTAATTGGTTGGATCGCAACTGCTTTCTACCTGATCAAGGCCACTCAGAAAGCATACGCCCGCGGGCTTTCGAAGGGCCTGAACGGCCTGAATGAACTCCACCGCCAAGAGGTCGAGGGCTTGAGGCAAGACCTCCAACACCAGATCGAACTTCGAAATGCGGAGCAAGCTCGATCCGAACCGCCCTGCACTCTCGCAGACCATGCGCTGCTGACCAACGTCAGCGCGACGCTGCGTCTCGCAGTGGAAACATGGCAAGCATTCCCTGGAACCGAAACATTAGTCGCCAAGGTAACCCACCAGCAGCGAGACCTCGTCGCTGTCGCCGCGAAGATATGGGTCTCAGGCTATCCGACTCAATCAGTGACGGAGGATGCAGCATGACTTGGATCCTCACCCAAAGCGGCCAGCAGTTCGAACTGCTGCGCCCGACCGCCGCCATGATCAGGCCGGCGGATATCGCCCACGCCCTGTCGCGTCTGTGCCGATTCAACGGGCACACCCGAGCGCACTACAGCGTGGCGCAGCACAGCCTGATCGTTGCAAGTCTGGTACCCGTCGAGTACCAGCTGGTGGCGCTGCTGCACGACGCGACCGAAGCCTACATCGGCGACATGACCCGCCCCCTCAAGGCTGTGATGCCTGAATACCAGTACGTCGAACATCGAATCTGGCTCGCAGTGTGCGAGCGGTTCGACATCCAGATCGACCTGCCAGGCTGCGTAAAACAGGCAGACATGGTCGCCCTGGCCACCGAGCGCCGCGACCTAATGCCAGAGCACCCCGGCGAGTGGGATTGCCTGCACGGCATAGAGCCAATGGCGGATGCCATCGTCCCACTGCCAGCGGAATACGCCTCAGCGGCTTTCTTCTCGCGACTGATGGAGCTGATGCAGAGCAACCATCGCCGGAGGCACGCGGCATGACCTCTTTGAAAAAGCAGCCATTCGACTTCAAGACCCAATATGGTCTGGGCTTCAACGCCCAGGACGATGAGATCGTTGTCGACTTCTTCTGTGGTGGTGGTGGCGCCGGTACCGGGCTGGAGATTGGACTTGGTCGCGCTGTAAACGTAGCCAAGAACCACAGTCCGCAGGCGATCAGCATGCACACCGTCAACCACCCTGGCGCCAAGCACTTCACCACCGATGTGTTCGAGGGTGACCCGGACACCGAGTGCGGCGGCAAGGCCGTGGGCTGGTTCCACATGTCGCCGGACTGCACGCACCACAGCCAAGCGGCCGGCGGCCAGCCACGCAAACGGGAGATCCGCAATCTGTCATGGATCGGTTTGAAGTGGGGAGGCAAGAAGCGCCCCAGGGTGATCAGCCTGGAGAACGTGAAGCAGATCCTGCAATGGGGCCGGTTGATCGCCAAGCGCGACAAGGCTACAGGTCGAGTGGTGACGCTGGACCAGGTGCCGCATCCAACCAAGAAGGGAAAGACCTCCAACCGCGTGGCAGCGCCTGGCGAACAAGTACCGGTATCGAATCAGTTCCTTGTGCCTGACCCAAAGCAACGCGGCCGCACCTGGCGCCGCTTTGTGGCCCTGCTGGAAGGCATGGGGTACGTTGTAGAGTGGAAGGTGATCAGAGCATGCGACTTCGGCGCGCCGACCAGCCGAGAGCGCCTGTTCATGATCGCTCGGTGCGACGGCCAGCCGATTGTGTGGCCCGAGCCAACTCACGCAAAGATCCCGGCCAAAGGCCAGCAGAAGTGGAAAACCGCCGCTGACTGTATCGACTTCAGTGACCTGGGCAAGAGCATCTTCGGGCGGAAGAAAGACTTGGCAGAGGCCACGCTTCGCCGCGTCGCAAAGGGCATGAAGAAGTTTGTCATCGACAGCCCCGCGCCGTTCATTGTGCCAATTGCGAACTGGTCGGGTGAGTCGGTGCAGTCCGCTGGCGAGCCGCTGCGCACTATCACCTCCTATCCCAAGGGCGGTGCCTTCTCGGTTGTCAGTCCGGTGATTGCACCCGCAACGCACCAGGGCAGCGACCGGATCAATAACCCGCTCGAGCCTCTGCCCACGGTGACGTGCGCGAATCGCGGTGAGCTGACACTAATCAGCCCCACGCTGATTCAATCAGGCTACGGCGAGCGCCCAGGACAAGAGCCACGGGTGCCGGGCGTTGATCAACCCTTGGGCACCGTTGTGGCCGGCGGCGTGAAGCACGCACTGGCATCCGCCTGCATCGTCCAGGTTGGTCACGGTGAAGGCTCAGGCGCAAACAAACGTCGCTCCCACGGGGTGAACGATATCTGCGGCCCGGTGGGTACCGTCCCTGCAAGCGGCGGCGACCAGTCCGTCAGCGCGGCGGTGATGATCCAGGCCAATGGCGGATTCAACACCGTGCACGCCAAAGATATTCGCGACCCGATGACTACGGTGACCAACACCGGCAGCCAGCAGCAGTTGGCAACGGCGAACCTGGTGCACTTGCGCGGCAACTGTGATGCAAGGGACGTGAGCGACCCGCTGCATACCATCAGCGCCGGCGGCCAACACCACGGACTGGTCAGCGCATTCATGGAGAGAGCGTTAGGAGGCAGTATTGGCCAGGGCCTGGAAAATCCGGCACCGACCATTACCGCCAGCGGTGGCGGCAAGAGCTCCCTGGTATCGATCACCCTGTCGCCTGAGCATGAAGCTGGTGCATTGCGCGTTGCAGCGTTCCTGATCAGCTACTACGGCACCGAGAACGTCAGCGCTTGCGATGCACCGGCTCCCACGATCACCACCAAGGATCGCCTGGCACTCGTCACGGTGATGGTCCAGGGCACGCCCTACGTGATCGTCGACATCTGCCTGCGGATGCTCAAGCCGGCCGAACTGTACAAGGCCCAAGGATTCCCGGCCGACTACATCATCACCCACGGCGCCGACGGAAAGGCATTCACCGTCACCCAGCAGGTGCACATGTGCGGCAACAGCGTCAGTCCGCCCCCCATGGCAGCCCTCTCACGCGCGAACGATCCATGGCGCCAAGCGCACGCGCTGAAGGAGGCCGCATGAAAGCCCTTCGCCGAACAGTTCGAATCCGCCAAGGCCAAATGGCCCCACTCGACCTGAGCACCATATGTGACAAGTGCAACACATCACGAGCACATGGTGACCACCAACAATGCAGCAAGCAGCGCCAGGCCGAAGGTATCGCCCGACGCGCCGGGGAGATAGGACAATGAGCGCAGCAGAGAAACTCGACTTCCACATCATACCGGGCGCTTGGTTTCGACAGGATCTGCTGTACCCAGTTTTCGGGCTAAGTACAGAAGCAGTCCGCAAGTATCGATCACGCGGGCTTTGGCTGGAGGGAAAGCACTACCGGACAGACCCAGCAAACGTGCTGGTGTACAACAAAGAAGCAATTGAAAAATGGATGGCAGGCCAACCATGACTGACAAGATGCCGACAGGCGTTGAAATGAACGGTAAGCAACTACGCATCTGGTTCATCTTTAATGGCCAACGGTGCCGGGAACCTCTGGAAGGGATCTCGAAAGTAAACAAGGCCGCTATCGCCTATGCCGACAACAAGCGGCGCACTATTCTCGCGGAAATCAAAGAGGGCCGCTTCGACTATGCGGCCCACTTTCCCAACTCGCCCAGAGCTGCCATGTTCACTGGAATCGGTGGTCCTTCGCTCAAGCGAACCGTAAAGGAAGGTATTGAGCGATGGCTGGAGGTTCAGCGCGCGCTCAAAGCGTCGAGCACCGTCATCAACTACGTGAGTAAGGCTGTGCACGTGGAAAAGAAATTCGGCAAGCGTCGGATCGTCGACATCAGCAAGAGCGACATCGAGTTGTTTCAAGCACAACTGCTCAAGCAAGGCCTGGCCCCGAAGACAGTAAACGACATTTTCACCATCGTTCGTGGCGTTTGGGCCGATGCATTCGGCGACGGCATCCTGAAGGCCAACCCGCTCGACAGGATCAGTAACGTCGGATCGGACGTAGACCTAGAGCATGCCGACCCCTTCAGTCGCACCGAGATCGCACTGATCGGCAAAGCGGACCCCGACCGCCGGCCCGACACCCGGATGATTGAGTTCAATTGCTGGGCAGGGATGTCCCTTTCCGAACTCATAGGGCTTGCCGTTGAAGATGTAGATCTTGATGCCGGCCTGGTGCACGTCCGCCGGGCATTGGTCGTCGGCGAATTCAAAGTCCCCAAAGAGCGCTCCAGGGTCCGAGTCATCGAACTTATAGACCCAGCCCTCGCGCTGATGAGGGAAATAGTTGCAGCCGCCAAAGACGCGGTAGTCGAAGAAATCACCGTTATCCAGCGAGATAACATCACGTGCAAGAAGATGAAGGTCAGGTTCCTTTTCCGAAGCTCGACCAGCGGTTTACTTTGGAACGGCAAAACGTTGAGCAACTGGTTCACTACCCACCTGAAAAAAGCAGAGGTACGTCACCGAGGCGCCAACCAATGTCGCCACACCTTCGCGAGCCAAGCCTTATCAAGCTACGTTCCAGTGGAATGGGTTGCACGCCAATTAGGACATAGCGATACAACAATGGTGAGGAAACATTATGGACGCTGGATACCAAGAGATACAAAAAGCATGGCAGCTCTGGTATCCGAGCAAATGGGCTTTCGAACCACGTTAAAAACCAATCAACTTAATCTTCCTGAATAGCTTTCCAGCGAATCGCAGTCATGACGGTATGATAAACATTATAAATAAAGGACTTTAATTGCATCAACAAAAAAAACATCCCCGTATAAAGAGTGACGTAGGCCACACCGACCAACCACTCCGTAATTTTCCATGATATCGGGGAGAGCTGTACTATTTTATGCACCAGCCCTCCTTTGATAGCGAATACAATCACCAACAAACAGAAAACCGTATAAATCAAGTAGTAAATAAACACTCGCATGAATATAAAAAAATTGTTCTTCAGAAAAGACAACTGCGACTTGTCATGCCTATGCTTAGACATTGCCACAAGCATGTCGGGCTGACTGATCGTTGCAAAGATGGTAAAGCCTGCCAAAATGAAACCTAAGACAGAAACCACGACCCCCAAAGCCATGGTACTAAACTCCCGCACAATCTTAAGCTTCTCATCCAACGAGATTTCCAACATACAGTATTGAAGCACCACCAAATTAAAAACGATAAACGTCATCCAAAAATTAAATGAACTGAAGGGTATCCTTCTCGCTTTGACGTAAATCGCCCACAAGCTTTTTTCATCCATCAATGCTTTGGGAGACAAATCATCGTTCACCTGGTTCACCTACGATATGGAGTGAGTTTGGCAATCGCTGCTCGGGTCGGAGCTGAAACTTGGATCATACCATCGCCTACCAACTGAATGAATTTTTCAAACAATGTCGGCGCAGCTTGCGAAGGCGAGTTCGTTGTTAACTCAACATAACTCTTAAGCTGAAAATTCTCATTGTCGCCACGCAACTCCGTACCCGAGCTATCTTTACCAACTAGCGTTACTTTCTGATTCCCCTGAACAGTTGCAGCCTGCACTTCTTCGATAACACTATCTTTATCCAACCCTTCAGAGTTTGAATGACGAATTGTCGTTGCCTTACTATTAACCTCATCCTTCTGACGTTGCACTGCTTCGAAAAAACCTTCGTTGTCATGCTCATCATTTCTATCGGAAAATTTATATGTAACCGAACTCAAAACCTCATACTGCCGAACAAATGAGTCGATACTCTGCGCGGAAGTTAACGGAATCAATTCTAAAGTAGGAGGGAAGGTATCAAGCATCAACTGTTTTTTTGTTACCTTTTCGCCACCCTCTTTACGCTTTTCATATGTAGCATCAATGTAAGCTTTATGGTTACGCTTCAAAAAACTCTCAAGTGTCGACTTGAAATTATCCAGCGTTGGAGCGAACCTTGTTTCTTTAAGAAATATTAGCCGATGAATATCAAGAACCAAAACAAAAATACATGAAGGTGAGGATTGCATTTCCTCATGGTCTTCTACCAATCCTGATTTCGTATAAATTTGCTCTCGCTCTAAAACCATATCCTTAATAAATCGACCAACAAGTAAAACCCGCCCGTCAACTGTAACCAATTCAACGTTCTCAAAGAAAAATTGCTTCGTTCCATAAACCCTTTTGAGATCAGGATTAGAAAAGGACGGGAGCACAATTTCTGCAAAATAATCGAGAAGGTTTTGACTCCCAAATTTGCAAACGAGATTCGCCATTTCAACCGGGTACTGGCGGTTAGACATTAGATCCCTCTAAATGAGCGCTGAAGCTCTTGGTAGCCATTTGATGGCAACTCTAGCGTCCCGGTGAACCTTTGTCACTGAGATCCGCGTAATAAACAGGGATTGCCTTCGATCGTAATAGAGCAGAGGACCGCCACCGGTCTGGCCGAAGATGCTTTTTTGCCCTAATAATGCCCTAACTCAATCGTCAGAAACGAAAAAGCCCTTGAAATGTTCAACCATTTCAAGGGCTTAGTCGTAATCAATAATGGCGGAGAGATAGGGATTCGAACCCTAGGTACCGGTGAAGGTACAACGGATTTCGAATCCGTCCCATTCGGCCACTCTGGCATCTCTCCAACGGCGCGCATCATAACAGCCTGTTTCA